GGTATGAGGGAGGGCGAGATTGCCGCGCTAGTCCCTGACGACTTCGCGGGTAAGGTGGTCAGGGTACGCGCCGAGGATAAGGGGGCCGGTAAAACGCTGGCCGCGAAACGCGAGGTTCCCTTGACGGAACGCGCTTTGGAGATCGTCGGTCAAATGCTGGAGGTCCGGCACGATCATTCTGTGTTCGGCGTTACCGCTTCGCAGATCGAAAGCAACTTTAGGCGACTTCGGGTACTTTCCGCGACTTCGGGGTATGTCTTTCACGACAGCAGGCACAACGCAGCTACGACTTGGGCCAAGAGGCTTAAAGGGGACGCCAGGGCGGTGCTGGTGCTGTGTAAGATATTTGGGTGGAAGGACGTAAAGCACGCGCTTGTGTATTTCAACGAGTCGGCGGCTGAAATGGCGGCAGCGTTGTAGGGTACATGGGAAGGATGGTTGGCGTGCCCGCGTCCGGGGCGGGTTAAACGAATTAGGATTCGGCACCAGCCATCCCCCCTATGTGTCAGAGAGTAATGTCTTGTGGTGCTATGGAGAGGCGAAGTCTGCCGCAGCGGTTCGATTCCGTTAGGTAACGCCGGTTCGATTCCGGCCACCACAAGACATTACTCAGCGTATTGAGTAAATTTGAGAGGGACATATGAGCGATAGCCAATCCGAGCCGACGAACCGAGATGTTAAGGTTGATTGGCGTTTGTTCTTTGGTCGCGTCTACATTGAATCCACCATCCGCACCGAACCGAACGGCGATATTGTTATGGGCGGAAGATCGCGCACCTATGATTATTACGGGAATCTTGAATCAACGGCAGAGTGGGATAGTTGCCGCTGTACGTTTGACGCCAATTAATGGCACTCAACACGCGGACTGATTGGGGCGTCGGCTAACTTGAGAGATAACCATGTGGACAGGGCCGAATGACGCACCGCTAGAGAGTAAAGCCGAAAGGCTAAAGCGCCTGAAAGAATTAGCGGAAAGCCTTACTCGTCAACCTCAACCGGAACCGACAACGGAAGATGAACACACCGTTCCATTCTAGCGAATAGGGTTTGGAGGAGTTTCCAATCTTCTTTGCAGGGACTTTCTGAATATCTACTGGCAGTTATTGCGATTTCTTCTGCGGTGGCGAGTTGCCAGTCGTAGGTGGGAGATTCTTCAAATTCACCGTGGTCAGGACAAGACATAAAGGACTTTCATATGGACAAACCAGTTAGCGAACCGACCGCGCCAGCGGAACCGGAATCCCCGTCTGAGCGCATTGAGCGAATAAATCGCCGCCTGACTGACGACGCGGTGGACGCCGCACGCTATCGCTGGTTGCGGGATAGCGTGGACGCCGAAGTTAAGGTACACGCTGGAGATGGCGTTTTTTGCGAGGTTAGCCACGAATACCTAGATGCTGCCATAGACGCCGCTATGAGTAAGCCTTCTCCAAGTATCTGAGGCTGGCAAAGCCGGGGTCGTACTTCCCGTTCTCCACTTCCCGCTTTACTATAATTTGGCGTTTGCAAGAGTTCCCTTGGGGTCCAAGGTACGCTTCGTCATGTAAATAGGTGGTCCCGCCGAACATGGCGATATTCCCCGTCTTGGGGTGAACGGCCATATCCCACTTCTGCACATGGCCCATCGTGGCCGAGGCTTGGCGCTCTCTCAATAGCGCGGCGGCACTCGATACCGGCCTACCCATTACCCCGCTGGTGAAGTAGTGAGAATAGAGAATCCCATCTATATTCACGATTTCCAGAAACGGGTGGACTTTCCAGCCGTAATTCCATACCCCCGTATCGGCAATGTCTAGTTTGTCTTTCAGGTGCGGGTTATCGTCCACCGCCCGCGAAATCCGCATTTCGTGGTTGCCAATGCAGAAATGGAGTTCCGGCTGGTACTTCTCGGTCGCTGTCCGGTTGTAGTCCTCTAGGGGCTTTAAAAGCCGTTCCATGGCCTTTTTACCGGCGTCTATGTCGTCAACATACCGACGCCCCTCCATCACCAGCTTGCCCTTGTCGTAGCTGGAAAGACTCGGCATATCCCAATGATCCCCGATGTGCATTACCACATCCGGCTTTTTTTCTACGATGTAATTACCGATCCATTCCATATGGTCGGTGCAGACGCCAGGCTTAACCTGTGTGTCTAAGATAACGATGTGCATCCGGCCAATCCGCTGCCTACTGAATATCCGTGGGGCTTCCTTGTTAAACGTGGGTCGCAGCCCCTTGAGTTTGGCGGTTCTTATGCGGAGGTCTAGGGTGTTGCGAGGGATGCCGCATCCGGCTTTGTGCGCGAGGTACGCGGAGCCGTGTTGTTCTTCGAGGTTGAGGGCTTCGATTAGTACGGCGTCACTTAACGGGACTGTTGGCAAGGGGATATTCCTTGAACGGTGGGCCGGTGCTTTCGTCAAACTGAGCAACGCAGCGAATCGACTCAATCGGGGTAAACCCCTTGCTCATCAGGCACATCGCCCCTTGAGCGCCGGAACCACAGGCATAGAATCGGTCTAGGATGGGGATGCGAATACAGCCCCGTAACCACTGATACAGCCCCGTCTTGTTTAACTCGATAGCCTCGAAAGCGCCATCGGCTAAGGCGGGCTTTTCCTTACGGTCAGTCTCCAGCCATTCAAAGAACTGGGTGCAGACTTCCCAATCCCCCGCTACTCCGTACAGGCTGTCGCCTATGCGTTTGATCTTTACTGCGTGGTACAGCACATCGCCCGTAATACGGGAGTCGCACGCCATTCCTTTACGATTGGCGGCGATTGTGGTCATTTCAGTCTCGCCAGAATCTTCTTAATGTCGTCCTTGATTTCCTTCACATCGCTGCGTACCTCGATGCGGTCTGTTTCCTGTCGGGCTATCGCGGCTTCGACTAGGGCTAACCTTTTGTCCTGATTGGCAAGGAACGTCCCCACCGCAACAATGGCGCTGATCGTCGTCAACAGGTGGGCTAGGTTGACTTCCCTTTTCAGGTGCCATTGTTCGTTTCTGCGGTTGGGGCCTTCGTAGTCCTGCATTTCCGTTTCCTTAGTATTGAGCGCACCAATTAGGCCCGTTGGGATAGCCGCCTTGCCACATATAGCCGCCGTGTCCGTTAATCATCAGGGCGTTGTCGATCGTGTAGACAAACGTCATGTTGTCGCCTGTAGGCTCGTTCGTCTGCGGGTCGATTGGGCCTGATCCCCTGTCCGTCCATGCCCCTGTGTCGTACCATGCCTCCATGATGTGAAGCGTTGGCCGGTCGATGTTCTTGTCCCAATTCCAGCAGTAATTAATCACGCTCGGAACGGGCTTTATCACCGTGATCCAGAAATAGCGTTTGATGGTCTGACCATTGAGGACGATCCAGCCCCACTGTCTTGTCGTGATTCCCGCAGAACCTATGTCAACCGGCAGATACACGGCAGGGTCGCTCGCGGGGAGAATGTCTACCCAGCCCTTTCCGTCGAATCGGTTTAACTCCGCTTTGGTCACGCGGACTTCGTAGCGGATTCCCGGCGCGGCGTAGGCGTCAACGAACACCCACAGCTTTCCACCGTCAGCCGGATTGGGGGAGATTCGTTGTTCTTCCCATGTGTCACCCCAAAACACGTTGAAGGTGTTGGGTGAGGTCTGTACCGACTTCCAGCCGCTTGCCTGATAGGACGGGCCTCTAAGGGGTGTGTAGTCGCGCCAATCGTATGTAGGTGTCACAGTTTGCGGCGCAGGGGGAACGACCGCCGCAGGGGTTGTCGGTTGCACCGCGCCATTGCTCCCGCCGCCGCTACAACTTAGTAGCAGCAGACACAGGAGCCAGCGCATTTACTTCTTGTTTACGAACTCGTAACAGCTTTGCGCGTACAGCCGCACCTCTGCGGCGTACAGGGCTATTTCAGCCGAGACAGGATCAGGCTCACCAACTGCGGCAGCGGCGGCGGGGGAACTGTCAGGTGTTGCGGGATTACCCGTTCCGGCTTGTCCGGCAGGGCTACTACGTTTGAGGGCGGCGGCGTGGTCGCGCAGCCGGTTAAGAGCAGCAATGTCAGTAACATATTTGTTATCGGCTTCTCTCGCATAGTCCACATATCCTTGTAGTGCTTTCTCGTTTTCAATCTTGCGTTGCTCTAATGCCTTCTGTGCTGCAAGGGCGTCCGCTTTACGCAAGTCCGTCAGTAGCGTGATTTCTTTGAGCAATGGCGCTCTAATGTGATCGTTATAAACGTGAACACCCCACCCGATAAACGCAGCAGCTACGGCATACCCAACCAACTTGGCAATCAGTAACGGATTCACGCCCACTTCCCCCCGTTACAACGTGCTTTTAGTTCACCAATAACCTTAGTTGCGGTATTGGCGTAGCCGATCAACTTATCTAGTTGCGCTTCGGGTACGGTACAAATAGAAACCCCCGCTTCGTTCTTGACACAGGAAACGTCTAGCGTCATCAAACTATCTTCGGCTGTTGCCGGAATGAGAACAATCGCAGTAGGAATGAGAACGATCAACGCGAGGAGGAGGCGTTTCACAACACTTTTGCCAATACGAAACCAACGACAAAAATGAGAACCGCGCCGGAGAACTTCTTGTGATCCAGAACCCAATCGGATACAGCGAAATAAACCCGTTTCAGCTTGTCCATTATTTCTCCATAAACAGTTGTTTCTCCGCTATGCGCCTGCGGAGGAGGCCAGGGAGAATCTTGTCTCCCGCGTGACACCACTTCTCAAACTCGTCCCTGCATCCTTCATAGTTGCCCTGATTCAGTTTCCAGAGCATCGTGTTACCAAGGTGTCCAATGTTGTAGACGAACGAGACAAGAGCGCCGTACTGGTTTTCAGTCAGCGGGACTTTGACAGCGGCATCTACCTTTTCCTGTGCTTCGCGGATGTCGCTTAAAAGCCACAAATCCGCTTGCTCTTGGGTGCATACATCACCCAACTTCACGCCCTTGGTTCGTCCGTAACCGATGGTCGGAACCTTGACGGAATCAAGGTAAGCGTCCAAGCGGCATCCCTCGAAACTCTTGATGAGATCGAGTGCCGACTTGTTGACGTTCACTTGCGGGAATCTAGATATGCGTCAAACGCAAACTTCTGCACGGCGGCAATGGGAACCCCTACCGCACCAATCACGGCGGCAGTTTCAACCCCCGGCAGTTTCGAGACTTCAGCAAACACCATCGACCAAATGGTGACTTTCCACGTCATAACTGACGCGGCGACTAAGTAAGTGCGCCTGACCCAACCGCCTTCGTCTAGCCGAGTCTCAAGCCATTGGAACAGGCGGGTCACAGATTGCCCTCGCTAACCCAAGTTCCGGGGTTTCCCGATACCGTACAAGACCAAGCCTTCGGGTTTCCCGCAGAGGGCACGGAATTGACAACCCGGTCTCCCACCATCCAATAACCTGTTGCGGGAACGGCAGAGGCGTAATTACGACCCTGCACGTTTCGGGAGGGCATGAAAACGGTTAACCCTACCTGCGTGGCGTATCCCGAATACCCGACATACGCACAGTCCGCGATAAAGCAGTTCGTAAAGGTCAGGCTTGCGCTCGTCAAAAGACCAAACGTGTTGTTAGCGTCGTTGGGAACGTCTACCGAATAAATCACATCGGTCTGCGTAAGGGTTCCGCGTGAGGCGACCGAAACCTGTACCCCGTAAGAACCGGCTCCCTGCCCGCCTAAAACCCTTCCAGAGAATCGGCCATGCTCACACCCAATCGCCAAGATTCCCCCGGCGCTATGGTCCGCAACAAAAGCTTCTATATTGAAGTTCTTAACCCAATCCGCCGAACCCACAGACACCCCAATAGAGACACCCGTCGCATAAAACCTGGCGTTGAAGTAATCCAGATAATCGCAGGCGATTCCAAGGCTTCGGCCACCCGTTCTTACCAAAGAACCGCTTACCCTTACATTCTTCGCCCGCTGGAAAATCGGGCCACCTGTCGTTGATGTTGTTTGCGTGACTGAAAAAGAATCAAACGACACATCATCCACGCACCAATCCCGCGTAGCGTCGTTCGTAATGGGTTGTCCGATTACCGCAACGCCGGATGTTCCTGCGGTGGTGACTACCCACGGGCCAGAACGCACATGCTTTACGGTTTGATAGCCAAAGTCGGGTTCTATATCTATCCCCCCCGGCATTCTGGAACTGGCGACGGTTCCCCCAATCTGATAAGAAGTCCCTCCCGCCATAACCAGGTTTTCACAGGAGATAATACTAATCAGGTTTCTTCCGTCGTCTGCCGAGTTGTAGCCGGTACAGGGGCCAATAAACCCGTTAAGAGGGACCGTGCTATTGGACGTAAGCGTTTTTTGGGTGATGTGAATACCATCCCCACGGATTTCCGTACAGTTGAAATGCGGGATTTTGTAATTAGTCGCGCCCGCAATCAGAATGCAGTAATGTTGTTCGCTATCGTATTGATTAGCCCGGTTGCCGTTCATGCTCCCCGGTACGTCAACAACAACCCCACTACAGTCGTGAACAATGATCCCGGCCCAACAAGCACTCTGGAAGTTTGTACCCCCTGCGCTGGCCTTTAGCTTGAAAGTTCCCTCGATCACAATCCGCGTATTGTTGTAGGTTGAACCTGAAAGCAGTATTCCAGCGGCGTAGTAGGTATAACCCGCACCTAAGACTATGGTTCCGCCCTTGTTCGCGTCTATCGCCGCTTGAATAGCGGTCGTATCATCTGTTACCCCGTCACCTACTGCGCCGTAGTCTGTGACTGAAACGGTTTTGAACGGCTTTTCACCGTAAGCCGCACTTCCCCTGGTGGTCATTGTTGCGCTCCCATAGAGCCTGCCGCCGAACGGGAGAGGGCTTCGATCAGGGTTGCCCTTTCGACGGGAGTCGCGGCCTTGAGAACAGCTGCGGCTTTTTGTGGGTCTTGCATAATGTCTGCCATAGATTCGATTGCGGCCCTGCCGCCCTTTCCTTCCAGTCTGCGGACAATGGCGTTTGTCACCATCATTGCCCGGTTGAGCATGTTTACTTGGGGGATCGGATCGGCAGATTGGCCGACGATCCGACGCGCAGCAGGCATTCCCTTACTTGCCAAGTCCTTGAACGTTGTTTCATTCTTGAGGTTGTTCACCACCGAATCAACGGTTCCTACTTGTTGCGGGGTTAGGACCTGTTCCAACTCGTCGTACATCGGCGCGCCTGTAGAACGCTTGATTGTTCCGGCGGCGTCCCGCCTTGCCTGTGCAAATGACGCCGAGCGTTCCGCACCGTCCAGCGGAGAGGAAAGTTTGTCCTGTAGGTACTGACCGACCTTCATTTGGTTGATCGGTTGGGAGTCGGCAGAGAACGCCGCCCGTGCGGAATCGTAGTTGGGGTTTTTCTTCGCCAGCCAGTCAACCAACTGCGTTTTTACGTCCTGTACGGAGGCTTTTTGAACGTTCTTGAGTGCACCTTCACCCGCCTTCGCCAAGTCTCCGTCGAGCGAAAGTTTCACCACATGGAGAAATTCCGTCAGGTCGGTTTTCGGGCTGATCCCCCGCGCCTTGGCCTCTTTGATGGCGTCCGGTAGGGCGTCTTTGAAGTACGGGTTTTTCCAGAGTTGCAATAACTCAGGGTCGGCCTTGATGCTTTGCTCAAAAGCGGTCGCGTAGTTCTTCTCCGCATTGGCCGAGCGTTTCGCAACCGCTTCGGCTAATGCTTCCGGCGTGCGACCCACCGACCCTAGCGCCGCTTTCCTTGCTTCCTCTTGAGAAGTTTCTAAAGCAGCATAGGGGGTGGGTTTGGTTTCGGCGGCGACTTTCTGCATGGCCGAAAACTCCGCACTTCCGGCTTTTGCGGCGGCTTGACCGGCATTCAACTTCATTCCCGGTACGTCGCTTGTCGCGCTTTCGAGGGCTTGGACGACTTGCGGTTTATTCGCGCCAGCGGCTTCGCTCAGGATGCGTCCGGCAGCACGTTCGCTCCCACCGGGAACCACAGCGGAATCAATCACGTTCTTAACACCGCGACCAGCAGCCTTGACCCCCTCTATTGCGCCAGTGGTTCCCACCCCACCAACTAAACCCGCGAGAAGTTGCCACAAGGGGCTTGCTCCTGACTCTCTAGCGGCCCCTGTAGCGCCACCGGCGACCATGCCCGGTACTACGGCACCAACTACGTTTTTCAGCGGCCCACCGGCCCCCATAGCACTTACCCCACCACCTACTACGTCAGCGGCGAGTCGCTCCCCTTGGGTTTCGGGTGTGTAACTGTGCTTGTCTAAGAAGCCTTTCAGTGTGTCGCTCAGAGTGGGCGGTGCCGCGTCGTTGCCGAACATCAGTCTTTTAGCGAGATTCCCGCTAAAGGCGTCTGCGGCCATTGACGGAAGCCCTACCGCACCTTCAACCGCAGCGCGACCCGTCAGGGCAATGTCTCTGAGTGGGTCGCTCGTTGGTTTCGCTTGCTTAGACTTTCCGACCCGCGCCAATAATTCAGACTGAGTTATCCCCTCTGGCACGTTGGTAACAACGGTGCCATCTTCTAGTCTTACGTCCATTATTTAGGCAGAGAGTTGAAGTCGATGACTTTGCCGGGGGCGTCAGAGGCGCGGCGTTTTTTACCGGATAGACCGTACAATTTGTCCAGATTTTCCAAAGCGGAAAGGTTGGCCTTGATGTCCAGTTTCGGGTCGGTTGCGGCAGCAAGGTACATTTTCAGTTCGGCGTTAGAGTCCATCTGTTTCGCGGACATCCCGGTTGCCTGTTTGATCGCGTTCAACAGAAGCGG